CCTCTGTAAATGATGTTGTCCCAGAACGAAAATTTGTATTTTTTTTGGAAGGTGATAAAAAATGGCTAGACCGTCTAAGCCGGCAGCAGTGTTAGAAACAGAAAAAAAATCACATAGGACTAAAGCAGAATTAGAGCACCGAAAGCAAAGTGAAGCAGCCTTGCTTTCTGGGACCCCGCTTTACGAACGCGAAGAGGTTAAAAAAAATAAAGTGGCGCATAATGAGTTTATCAGGGTTTGTGAGTTAATGCGGTCAATCGGCAAAGACGATGCTTTGTACTCATCTGGCATTAATACATATTGCCAGTTATATGCAGAAATATCTGATTTAAAAGAACAAAAAAACAAAATTATTGCGCTTGCAGAGGAACTGAGAATAAAATTTGATACAATCGTGGTGATTGAATATGATGATATATTGCAATTTACAAAACAAATAACAAAACTAATTAATATGCAGCTTGCTATTAGCAGTGAAATAGATAAAAAAAGGCGGCTTATGCTTGCTATTGATAAAGAGAACGTAATGACGATATCAGCAGCGTTGAGAAGTATACCCAAAACGCCTGAAAAAGCTGAAAATCCGTTGATTAAAGCACTGGCGTTTGACGAAGAATAAAAAAAAGGCAAAAAATAATATGACTATTTTTAACAGCAAAGCAATTGCTTATGCAAACTGGTGCTTAGAGCCGGGCAACAAAAAAGTGCCTAAATATGTAAAAAAGCAATGCCAAGCGTGGCTTGATATCGTTAACGGCAGAGATAACGACGCTTATATTGACGATAAGATGTTTAACAAGCTTTGCAAGCTGCTTAAGCTGATAATACATCCAGATTTGCACCAGCCGTTAATAGACTGTATGGAGGATTATGCGTGGTTGCTAATTGTAGCAGTGTTTTGTACTAAGTGCAAAGCTGATAATACCCGCTATTATCGGACGGCACTTTTAGAGATTTGCCGCAAAAACTTTAAGACGTTTTATAGCGGAGTTATTTTTATCATCGGTATGCTTACAGAGGGTAAGTTTTGCCGATTTTTTTCCGTTGCCCCAGATTTAAAACTATCTAAAGAGCTGCAAATAGCAATAAAAAAAATAATTAAATCCTCTCCCGCATTATCAGAAGAAGTGTTTAAAACGCTACGAAGCGAAATCCGGTGTCTAATCAACGAAAGCGAATACACTCCGCTAGCGTACTCAGAGGACAAAATGGACGGCAAAATGGCTAATATCTTTTTAGCAGATGAGGCGGGCGCAATGGACGATTACCCAGTAGAGGCTATGCGGTCATCACAAATTACGCTAAAAAACAAGCTTGGCATAATAATTAGCACTCAATACCCAAACGACAATAACGTAATGCTAACAGAGATAGATATTGCAAAAAAAACGCTTGACGGGCTTATGCCAAGCAAACGCTATTTTGCTTTGCTTTATGAGCCAGACGATGAGTATCTTGTTAACGACAGGTGGCAAACAGAGGACACAGTTATTTATCAGTCAAATCCGGTTGCCATAACCCATCCGTATATTTTTGAAAATTTGCTGGAAAAGCGCAATATTGCAGTTTTATACGAAAATAAGCGAGAAAATTATCTTTGCAAACACAACAACATCAAATATAAGTCGCTTGGCGTAGAAGGCTTTGTTGATATAATAAAGCTGCGCGAATGCAAAATTAAAGAGGATTTATCCTTTTGGGAGGGTAAACGGGTATGGCTTGGCCTTGACCTCGCACAAACAGAAGACAATGTTGCTGTTGCTATGGTTACGGAGCACAACGGCATTATTTATGCCAAAACGTGGGGTTTTATCCCCGCTGACAGAATAGAGTTAAAGTCATCGAGAGAAAATGTTGATTATAGAAAACTTATACGTGACGGCGTATGCTTTTCCTGTGGTGACAGCGTAATTGATTACAGTTATGTAGAGGATTTTATTTTAAGCCTGCCGAAAAAATACGGTGTACAAATTATTAATCTAGGCTTTGACCGCTACAACGCTATATCAACAGTGCAGAAGCTTGAAAGCGACATTAAAAATCCTATAGAGTGCGTTGAAATCAAACAGCACTCAAGCGTATTACACCGTCCGACAAAGCTACTAAAGGAAAGCATACTTAGCAAAAATTTTAGATATGACGAAAATGAAATGTTGGAAATCAATTTCCAAAATGCCCGATGCACTGAGGATACAAACTTGAATAAGTATGTTAACAAAAAAAAGTCTGCGGGCAAGGTTGACTGCGTTGTTGCACTAATTAACGCACTGTATTTGCTGCAACTCGAAATAGAAACTCCAAAAGCATGGGGTGCGCAGGTATTTTAATAAAAAAGGGGGCGATAAAATGGGAATATTTAAAAAAAAAGAAAAAAGAGCGGAAGAAGCAGGGGTTGTATCGTATGAAGACAGCTTGTTAACCGCAATAATAAATGGCAGCAAGCAATATATTACACGCGAAAATGCGTTAAAAATACCAACTGTGGCGGCGTGCATTAATCTAATCGCAGAAAAAATAGCAGCATTGCCAATAAGACTATACGAAAAAGCAGACGGGGAAATACGTGAAATTGAAAATGACAATCGCGTGAAGCTGCTAAATGGGGATACAGGAGACACTATTAACGCAACAGAGATGCGCAAGCGTTGGATTGCTGATTATTTTTTAGGCAAGGGGGCTTATACATACATCGACACAAATATATACGGCGATGTTATCGGCTTATATTATGTTGATGAGCAAGCAATATCTGTTACAAGCAGTGCAGAGCAGATATATAAGTCCTATACAATCCTATGTGCTGGCAAGTCGTATTTCCCACATCAGTTTTTGAAAATCCTGCGTAACACTAAAGGCAAGGGCGTGGGGACAAGCATTATAGCCGAGAGCCCGGTTGTACTTAATATCTTATACAACACAATGCTGTTTGAAAATGGCAGCGTGCTTAAAGGGGGCAACAAAAAAGGCTTTATTAAGTCAGAAACTCAGCAAACAAAAGAGTCAATGGACGCTATAAAAGCAGCTTGGGCAAAAATGTTTGGCAACTCAACCGATATGCAGGATAGTATTGTAGTACTTAATGCGGGCATGGATTTTAAAGAAACATCGTCTACGGCGGTAGAAATGCAGCTTAACGAAAACAAAATGACAAACGCAGGAGAGGTATGCAAGCTGTTTTGCGTGCCGCCAGAAATGATTACCGGCAATGCCACAGAGCAAGCAGAGACGTTATTTGTAAAAAACGCAATAATGCCGGTAATAAATACAATCGAAGCTGCCCTTGACAGCGACTTGCTGCTTGAAAAAGAAAAGGATACAAGATATTTTGCTTTTGACGTAAGAGAGCTTACAAGGGGCAGTACAAAGCAACGTTACGAGGCATATGAAATAGGTTTGCGAAGTAATTTTTTGCAGCTTGACGAGGTAAGACGCAACGAGGACATGGAGCCGCTCGGCTTTAATTTTATAAAGCTTGGCTTGCAGGACGTTCTGCTTGACCCTAAAACAAACAAAATATACACTCCTAATACAAACGCAACAGCAGATTTAAGTATGCAGGCAGCGAAAATCGGAGAAGAAAAGGAGGATATAGATGTCGCACCCATTGGAAATTAGCAATATAAGTTGAAAGTGAGGTGATCCGATTATCTCCCATGAGCGTGGGTTAAACGCTTTATTTTTATGTTCAATTGGAAGGAAGTGATTACAACGAAAATTGAATTAAGAAGCGACAGCGCTATAATAAGCGGATATGTTAACGCGGTTGGGCGCGAAAGTCGGCCTATAAGCTCCCCAACCGGCAAATTTGTTGAGCAGGTTGAGCCGGGAGTATTTAGGACGGCATTAACCCGCTCAACAAATGTTGATTTATTGCTTAACCATGACCCAAATAAAAAGCTTGGCAGTACGGCAACAGGTGAGCTTAAATTAGAGGAAGATAATATTGGACTAAGAGCAGAAGCCGTTGTCCGCGATGCAGAAGTTATAAAAAAAGCACGTAATGGCGAATTACGCGGCTGGAGCTTTGGCATGTACGTTAACAAAGCGGAATTTGAACAGCGCGCCGAAAAGCTGCCTAAAAGATACTTGCAAGATATAGATATTTTTGAGGTATCAATTATAGATAAATCTTGCTTGCCAGTATACGCAGGGACAAGCGTGGAATGCCGTGCGGAAAATGAGGTAATGGCTGAAACCCGTGCAAATGTTGAAGAGGTTGAAACAGTAAACAAGATACCGCCAGATTTGTCAGAATATGAAAAAAGAGCACATATGGTCGCATTAGCACCGTACGAACAAAGGCTTGCAGAATTGCGGTACAATCCATATCATGGCCCAATTAACGGGCGCTTTACCGATGGTAATGGCGGCGGGATGGGGGCGACTTTATATGTAGGCAGAGGAGAAAAGGGCAAGGGGCGGTATGTTGTTACAAGTAGTAAGTTTGATGAAAGTCCAAACATGGAAATTGAACAATCAGAGAGCATTAAACAAGAATTTTTAAATGCAGGACTTAATAGCAAAATCGCAGGTATTAGGATAAAAGCGGAGCAAGGTAAAGGGAATTATGAGTTTAAAGACGCTATAGCAGTGACATCGAAAGAAGCAGAAGAATTTATACATAATTCAAGAGTGCATGAGCGTGGTGGGAAAACATTAATAGAGGGTTACTCAAATAATGGGAAACACGGATATTACGCAAATAAAAGTGATAGTGCTGAAATACAAAACTTGCTTAATATGCGGCATAAGGAGCAAGATACAGCGATAAGACGGCACGACTTTTCCAATGGGGTAACAGGGACAACAACAACATATGAAAAGTGGAGAAAAAACAACATAAAAAAATTTACTGATTATTGGGAAAGTCCTTCAGGTAAAACGGTTGCAAGCCTACGCGCTATACCGATAGAAGAATATGAACAAAGATTATCTGAAATCAATAATTAACGTCTTACAATCCGTAAGGCGATTTTTTATACTCAAAAATAAACATTTAACCAAATTTAAGGAGGAAATTTAATGAAAACAGCAGAATTAAGAGCAGACACAATTAAGTCATTGACAGAAAAGAGAGCAGGACTTGTCACAGATTTGCAAACACTTATTGATACCGCAAAAGCGGAAATCAGAGCGTTTACAGAGGAAGAGGATGTTAAATTCCAAAACATTGAACAGCAGATTAAGGACATTGACAGCACTCTTGCAGCTGAAAAGAGAGCAATTTCAATTCTTGCTGCACAGGAAAACACGGATACTGTTGCGGGTGCAGCTGAAACCGACAAATCAAAGGCAGAAATAAGAGCATTTATGGACTATGTTAACTCACAGTGTGGCGGCAAGGTATCACCTGAATACCGTGCAGGAGAACAGAACATTACCATGTCTAACAACGGCGCTGTTATTCCGACAACCATTTCACAAATGATTATTAGCACAGTTAAGGAAATGTGTCCTATTTTTGCAAAGGCTACAATGTTTGCAGTTAAGGGCACGCTGAAAATCCCAGTATGGGGCAATGCAAATACAACCCACAACATTGCTGTTGGCTATCAGGCTGAGTTTACTGACATTACCGCAGATGCTGGCAAGTTTACTTCCGTTGACCTTACCGGCTATCTTGCAGGCGCTTTAACTCTTATTGGCAAGTCTGTAATTAACAACAGTGAAATTGATGTACTTAATTTCATCGTTACGGAAATGTCTAAACAGATTGCGCTTTTCCTTGAAAAAGAGTTGCTTATTGGCACATCAGGCAAGGCGGTTGGTGCTTTGTCTACCTCTAATACGGCAACACTTACCTCCGCAACGGCAATTACAGCTGACGACCTTATCACTGTACAGTCAAAAGTACCAACAGTATATCAGGCTAATGCGTGCTGGACAATGTCACCTGCTACGTTTGCCGCAATCCGCAAGCTTAAGGACAGCACGGGGCAGTATCTTTTGCAGACAGCACCTAATATTGTTGGCAGCTTCCCGTTTATGTTACTGGGTAAGCCGGTATTTTTATCTGACAATATGCCAGCGGTTGCTGCAGGGGCAAAGCCTATTTTATACGGCGATTACTCCGGCATGGCAGTAAATATGCGCCAGCAGATTGAAATGCAGGTACTTAACGAAAAGTATGCTACTCAGCACGCTGTAGGACTTGTTGCATGGTTTGAATTTGACAGCAATGTAATTGACCACCAGAAGCTTGCTACAATTACAATGGCTGAATAAGAAAGCGAGGTAAACGATGTATAATACGCTGAATTATACCGAACAGGGCGGCGGAAAAACCGTTATTGGCGGTGAAATTGATATTACCGGTACATTAAAGCTTGGCGGTGATGAGGTAACAGCTGTTCCAACATTCTCACTGTCAACAGCTACAACAGTATCAGGTATTAAGACGGATTTTAATTTGCTCTTAAATGCAATGTCAAGCGCAGGACTTATAAAAACGGTAACTTAATGTTGCCGTTTTTATTTAAAGGGGGTTAATAATGAATTTAAGTGAAGTAACCCTGACCGAAGTTAAAGCATATTTGCGTATATTAGGCACAGACGATGACAGCCTGCTTGAAATTATTCTTGCGGCTGCAACGTCTTATATCCTATCTTATACCGCGCTTACAGCGGAGGAAGCGGACACAATACCAGAATTGTCCATAGCGTTGATGTGTTTGTGTGCTGATATGTACGACACCCGCACATCACAAGTGAGCAACGACAAGCAAAACCCTATTGTAAAAACAATTTTAAACATGCATAGACGCAACTGTATAGGCGGTGCTTAATGTGATTAATGCAAGTAAATTAACAGAAAAAATTACATTTCAGCAGCAGCAGTCTGATACTGGGGAATGGGTTGATATCCTTACCACATATGCAGAAATTATAGGCTTAAGCAATTCACAGTTTTACGAGCAATATGCAGGCGGCAACGCTGATGAGGTTGTAACGGTATCGGTCCGCTACAAGCCTATACTAATGGATTTAATACCGCAAACAACGCGCATTATACACGGCGCAAACGTTTATGACGTTATATCCCCGCCAGACGATGTGTTGTTTAAAAAAAGTGAAATAAAATTTAGGGCAAGGAGGCAAATAAGCTAATGGGAATTGATGGTGTAATCGAAGTCTTAAAAGCCCATGGCATAACTAAAATTGCCCATATGGGTTTTACAACGTTGCCAAAAGAGCACGTTTTTGCCACATACGGAATTTTACAGGAAACCGCACAAGGGGCGGACGAGTATGCCTTATATCTAGAGGTGGCTTATCAAGTGCGCATTTTTTACCGCGATGGCAAAACAACCGCCGATTTTGCGTCGGAAAAATTAATTAAGCAGAGTTTAAGAACGTGTGAGGGGCTGACTATCAAATATGACTATGTCAGTGAGGACAGCCTCGATGTTACGTTTATTGAGTTTACAACAACAGAAGAATTTTAATTTATAGGAGGATTTATTATTATGGGTGAATTATCACAGTATACGCTCGGAAGCGGACATTTGCATATTCAGGAGTTTACAACTCTTCCGACAGATTGGGACGATTTTTTTAGCTCCACTGACAACCTTATCGGCAGAATTAAAGGCGGTGCAAGTATTGAGTATACTACAGAAAAGTATGCGGACGAGGACGACCTTGGCTATGTTGTAATCGAGGATATAACAAAAGAAAAGGTTATCCTCAAAACAGGTGTTATGACCTGGGATGGCGATACGCTTGCTAAGCTTTGCACAACAGCAAGGACAACAACAGCTGCAGACGGTACAACAACTGTTAAAATTGGTGGACTTGGTAACCAAACAAATACTCGTTGGGTTATCGGATTTGAGCATAAGGACAGAAACCTCCGTGTAATTATCGTTGGACGTAACACAGAGGGATTTACCTTTGACTTTAAACAGGACAGTGCGACTGTAATTGACTGCCAGTTTAGAGCAGAGGCAAGTGATAGTGAGGGTACTCTCATTATCATGCAGGATTTGCGCAAATGCCCGGTACTTAAGTCATTGGCTATTGGTACATTGACACTCACTCCTGCGTTCTCGCCGTTCATCAAGTCATACACAGCAGCTACAACCAACGCTACAGATACCATTACAGCGGTTGCTAAGACTGGCACTGATACAGTAGCTATTCTCAACGGTGAAACCCCTGTTACAAGCGGTGCAGCTGCTACATGGGCGACTGGTGATAATGATGTTACCGTATCGGTTACACGTGGCACAACGGTATACACCTATGATATTACAGTAACTAAATCATAATTTAAAGGGGTTAGGCTATAATGTTTAAATTTGCAGATTTGCAATACATACCGATACAACTTGCTAGTGGTATTATTAATGTCCCTATCTGCTCCAAAGCAGTATGGGAGCAGATATGTTTATACAAATCTGCCGATGTGGCCTGCGGTATGCTTGTTAATGACATACCGCAAAGTCTCCCCGACAAGCTTGTGCTTGTGCAAGCTTATAAAGACAGTGTGTTAAAAATCAAAGAGGATTTGCAGCTTAATATCCCCTATTATCCATGCAAAGTAGACAAAGACGATATAAAATACACGATATACACGTATCCCGACAAAATGGTAAGCGACTATGCCGGTCTATCAATATATGATGTGGACAACATATCAATATTGGAGTATTGGTTACTTTTGCGGGATGCATTTATTTATAAGCTAGCACAAACAAAGGATGGCAGGGAGTATTTAAACAACGCTTATCGTCTAACGCAGACGGAGGCTGATGAGGATATAGAATTATGAGTAATAACAATAACCTTGTATCTGTTTCGGAAGCTATTATTGATGGTTTTAGGCAGTATTCTGCCGAAAAATCAGCAGAGATAAAAAAAGAAACTACTAAGATAGCACGAAAAGTTAAAGAAGAAATTATTGAGAAATCACCAGTAAGGGTTGTGAGAACTCCTACAAGACGCAGAAATACAAGGCGTGTCGCACTTAATCCAAGCAGACAGCCGGGCGCATATAAAGCAGGATGGACTACGGAAAGAAAAGAGCAGGGGCAAAGACTTACTGTAAGGATTTACAATAAAACAAATTATCAGCTTGTACACCTTTTAGAGTTGGGACATAGAAACCGCAACGGAACATTTACACAGGGTAAGGCTCACGTTAAGCCAGCCGAAGAAAAAGGGCGGCAGGATCTTGACGCTGCAATCGATAGGATATTAAGGGAGTGATATTATGGCACGTTATGGATATATGGCTACAATTGGAGCAGATACATCAGGACTAGCCGCTGCACTGACCGACCTTGAACGCCATGCCAGGAGCATACAGTCAGAACTAAGAAGCATTAATTTTGACGTAAATAACGATGGCGGCACAGTTGCATTACAGCAACGTTATACCGTGCTGCAACAAGCCATTGAAAACACGCGGCAAAAGTTGGAACAATTAAGAGCGGCAGAACAAGCGGTTAGCGAGGCTGCTGCTAACGGTACTATTTCCGAGCAGCAGTATCGCTCTTTTCAGCGCGAACTTGCGTCAACGGAAAATCGTTTAAGGCGATATCAAAATGAGCTTGAGCGTACAGGTGCACAGCTTAACGGGGTTGAACAGGAAACAGAACAGCTTGAGAGTGCAACGGAATCCGCAGGACGCGAAGCGGTTAGTTTTGGCAGCTTGCTTAAAGCTAACATTGCAGGAGATTTGATTGCTGACGGTTTAAGGCAAGCGACAAGTGCAATAGTCGACTTTGCAAAGCAAGGAATAGGACTTGCAAGCGACTTGCAGGAAGTTCAAAACGTTGTTGATGTAACTTTTGGTGACGGTACACAGCAAATATATGACTTTTCTAAGACTGCGGCAGAGAGCTTTGGGTTGTCTGCTCTAGCTGCACAAAAATATACTGGCACAATTGGTGCCATGATAAAATCAGCAGGAGTAGCAAGTGACCAAGTACAGGAGATGTCCATCGCCATTGCTAAACTTGCTGGCGACATGGCAAGCTTTTACAATCTTGATACGGATGTTGCATTTGACAAGCTCCGCGCAGGAATATCCGGCGAAACAGAGCCGTTAAAGCAGCTTGGTATTAATTTGTCGGTTGCAAACCTTGAGGCTTATGCCTTGTCGCAAGGCATAGAAAAATCGTGGAAATCCATGTCACAGGCAGAGCAAACAACGCTGCGCTATAATTATTTAATGTCCGTTACCGCTGATGTACAGGGGGATTTTGCAAGGACATCCGACAGTTTAGCAAACCAACAGCGCATTTTGCAATTAAATATGCAAAATGTATCTGCCGAGCTGGGGCAAGCATTATTGCCGGCTCTTAACCAGATGTTACAAAAGCTTAACGACATGCTATCAAATGGCGCTGAGACAAAGCAAGTAATAAGTGAAGTTGTTAATGTGCTTACTGTTTTAGGCAACATTGTTGTCAAAACTACTGACTTTTTGTATGACAACAAAGAGGCTTTAGGCTATGTAGCTGGAGGACTTGCGGCAATAACAGCAGCGTTAAAAATACAATCTATTATTAGAGCAGCAATAGCAAGCTATACCGCACTTGCTGCAAGCCTTGGGACAACTACAGTTGCACAAACGGCTTTAAACACTGCAATGGAGGCTAACCCGATAGGGCTTGTTATAGCTGCTGTAACCGCATTAATTGCTGTATATGACCTGCTAACAACATCATACAAAGAGCTGCAGGAAAAAGCGGAAAAATCCATGCAGGAATACGAAGACGCAAAGCAGCAGCTTGAGGAAACAACAGTCAAACTCGAAGAAAATCAAACGGCACTTAAAAAGCTGCAAGAGCAATGGGACAACGGATTTAGAACACAAGACCTTGCAGACCAGCTAAATATGCTGACGGAAACAAATGCAGGATTGCAAGCACAAATTGAAATACAACAAAAAGCCGTCGAAATAAAAAAAGCCCAAGCCGAAGCTGACCAAGTCGCATTGATAAACAGCGAAAAAAACAAAAAAGGCATTGTATCGGCGACACTGGCACTGCAGGAGTATAATGACGGTCTACAATATATTAAAGAAACGGAAAAAGAAAGAGACGAATATTTGGCACAAGCAGAGGCGGCACGCGCCAGCGGGAGGGCAGAAGAAGCTGAAGAACTTGAAAACCTTGCCTATTATTATGAGGATAGCTTAAAACAAGCGAAAGAATATCAAAACGAGCTTAAAGATAAATTAGTACTGTCCGCAGCGGCATTAAGCGAAGAAGCGGAAAAAATAGAGGGTGTGACCGAAGAGGGCAAAGCCGCTAAAGGCCAAATAGAGCAATTTGCTCAACAGGTGTATAACCTCGTTAATGCGTGGGAGGGCGTGCCGGAAAAGGTTACAACCAAATATGTCCTAACGCGCGAGGAAAATATATGGGGCAATTATGACTTTGGGCATGATTATGGCGCGCCGACCGCAACGGCAGAACTCGAAACGCTAGAGGACGCATTAGCAGCTGTTGACAAGGCATATAAAACCCATAAAATAACAGAAAATGAATATTGGGCACAAAAACAGGATGTCCTTAACAAATACCGCGACGAGGACAGCGAGGAATGGTGGAAATATCAAGATGAGGTAACATCCTATTATGATGGCATAGCAAAAAAAGCAGAAGAAGCAGCCGAAAAGCAAGCAGAAGCACAGCAAAAAGCAGCGGAAAAGCTCAAAGAAGCACAAGAAAAAGCCAACAAGGAACGGCTCGAAGCTATAGAGGAACAAAACAAAAAGGAACTCGAAGCATGGGAAAAAGGTGCTGAAAAAACTGCTGATATGCTATCAGAGGCATATGACAAGCTGGCAGACCAAAAAGCCGCCGCAAAAGAGGAGCTACTTAAAATTGATTTGGCGGATACAATTGAGGATGACAAGGGCAGTAAAAAAACCATGCTCCGAAATCTTGAAAAAGAAAAACAAAAAATGCTTGCTTATCAAAAATCAATCGAACAGCTTAAAAAGACGGGTATTTCGGATAGTTTACTCGCTGAAATTGGTAAAATGGATTATCAAAGTGGAGAGCGGCAGGACTATATAAACAGTTTGCTCGGATTAAAACCGGACAAGTTGCAAAAATATTACGCCGACTGGGAGGCAGTCCAGGCAACCGCCGAAAAGGTATCGCAATCAATGGTGCAGGAGGGTCTCGACAGCCTTAACCAAAAAACGGTTAGCGCGGTAAATGATATTTTTGGCAGTATGCCAAAATCGGCATACAAGCAAGGCCAAGAAACCGCGCAAAGCTATTTGCAAGGCATTGTTGATAGTATGACCGGAGTTAACAGCAGCGCGGATATAAGCAACATATTAGGCAAAACGGCAGCCGCAACAGCAACAGCAACAGCAAGCAAACAAAGCAGTGTTGTATCAATTGACACTCCGATTAACTTTTTTATTGATGGCAAAAAAGCAATAGAGACAACGCTTAAGGATATATTAAAAGGCAATAAGCTTACGGGCGGCAACAATCTCAACTTGTAAAAGAGGTGGTTAAATGGAAATAATTAACGGTGGATATACTGTCAATATTGGGGGCTATAGTTTACAGCACATCGGAGAGTATGCCCCATCGTGGAACAAAGTATATGACACGCAAAACAGCTTTACGGATTACGCCGGGAACGAGGTCAAAATTTTAAAAGGTCTGCAGTTTACATTAAAGCTGACAACCGGCAGATTAACAGCAGCAGCTTATAATGCGCTGATTACGGCTTTAAAAAATGACAAAATAAATGTGTCGTGTCCTGATTATACTGGCGTTTGCAGATGCGATGATATACCGGGTGATCTGGTACAGGCTAATCATGCAGGGACACGCTATAAGGTGTCTTTTACCCTGACGGCGCAAGAAATAATACCGTCAGGGGGACTTTAGCTATACTTTAACGGTTGACGGTATTGCATACACTAACGCTGGCAACATCAAAGTAACACAGCAGGCAAACGGCTATGGTATATCTGGTGTATGTGCAACAGAGTTAAGTTTTGACTTGCTTGTAAGCGACTACATGGGGGCGGGGGCAAATGCCGAGGTGACGTTGACGTCTGCCGATATCCCGATAATGCTCCCAACGTTTTATATCGACACTCGCAAAAAAACAAATGGGGTTATATCGTTTACTTGCCTTGACAAGATTATGAGGACAGACCAGCCGCTTAATACGGAGACAATTAATTTTATGCCGCCAGAAAATCCACTTGATGATGAAAAAATAACTGTAAATAATCTGATTGCAGAAATCGCAGAACAATGTGGCTTTGGCTCATACGGTGGTGTCCCTGCCACAAATATACGTGAGCTAACAAGACCGGAGCTGACAAACAAAACGTGCCGGCAGGTGTTGGAGATGCTGTCCGTTGCTATGTGTGGCTATTTTTATACTGCTTACCCTGATGTGTTGGCATTTAAAGAGTGGGGGACTGACTTTTCGACAATTGAACCTGACAATTATGCCCCGATAGATGTGGGGGCTACCAAAGGACCTATATCTAGGCTAATAATGGTCGGCAATGACAAGGTATACGACAAGGGTAGCTCTGGGTCTGATGTATTAAATACCATTAAAATTAACACAGATTTAGCAAGCGACGCTCTTGCTGATGAGATTTTTAGCAGGATATCTGGGTACACCTATACATCTTGGCAATGCAGCAAAATGCTCTTACCCACGTTTTTTAAGATTGGGTGTGGAGTAAGGCTTGCTGATAATACAGTTTTAATAGCCAACAATGCCACAACGGTATTTACGGCTACGGGAGTATTTACGTCATGTGGTAGCAACGATGTGACGGAAAACGAGTTTGATTATGACGGTAAGCTGACACGTGATATAAAAAGCAGGATTGCTTTTGCGGAGCGTTTTGGGCGTGGGCAAATCAACCCTGACGGTAAATATGTAGTTTACATAGACAAGAACGATTATCCATATCAGGAGGGACCATAATGCCAATAGAAAAGGCCGGAACACTTGGCGAATATTACAATAGAGATACGGACGAAAAAGGCTTTAAATTTACGGCGGACAGAGTACATTGCACAGGACGATACACAGAGGGGCTACATCCGTCAGAAATCGAAATTACAAACACAACGCTAAAATTTACATATCCAACTATTGACGACTTTATGTTATCGCCGGAAACATATACTTTTACGCGTGACAACGATGGCAAAATAACATCGGTGCAGCTGCCGGACGGTATAACAGCAATAAGCATATCGGATTTAAGGAGTGATTAAATGTT